AATGAAGTTTGCTCACCGTCGGCTCCAGTAATTTCTTGACGTTCTACATAGCCTCTCTTTTTACCTCGGGTCTTGAGCAGGAATATAGTCGCTGGCACGCTACCTTCTTTAATCTGAAGATGAAGCTGAGATTCAGCGAAATCTAATATTACGTTCTCTAAGTCAGCCACAGCTACAGCATACTCAGCATCTTCTTTCATCCACCGATAATGTGTGTTACGACTAATGCCCACCAGCTTCACAGCAGATGAAACGATACATAAGGTTTTTTCTAAAGCCTCAAGCATATTCTTTTTTAGAGTGTCATTATCTGTCATTTCTCTTTGGTGTTAACGTATAAAAAAATTATCCTTTGGCGCACTATCGTTTATTATAACATCTAAACCAAAAAGAGTGTTAAACAATCTCCCACCTTTGCTTATACTTAATGACCTGTAAGCGGTTGGATGCATTACAATACATTTTGGATTCATATTTTTTGATATGGCTTCACTTATACTTTTAAGACTAAGGTCTTGCATTGGTATTTTCATTTCTCTTTTGTTATAAATTAGTATGTAATTCGGTTTATGTTTTATTAATTGTGCATTATATGGCACTTTTGTTTCAATAATTGTACATTATGTGGTGCTTTTATTTTTGCCATATTCATATCTTTTTGTCAAATTAAATTTGCTTTATAAGCCTTAAAATTAATTCATAAGCCTCAGCCGAGTCACTTGCGCTGACGTCTTCTTTGATATTTCCAACCCGGGTAGATATAGCCTTGATATGTCTTTCTGTTTGCTTAGAGCCTCTGAGTGCGCGACCCTTTTCCCCATCACCGTGTATCTTAAAAATGACCGGATGAGCTTGAGATATAAAAGTACTATTAGTAAACCGGTCTCCTTCGCACACCACGACCCTATTACCAGCCCAGGCCAGGAACTTACCCAGGTCTGTAATAACGCTCATACTTAGTCTATCACTTCCTTCGAATGTAGTGCCATCGTATACCCCTACTATGACTACCTCATCATTGTAATGGAATTTAAACTTACCAATCTTGCCAGGGCGAGTCTGATAATTACCCAGGAGCTTCTTCATCACCCAGGTTTTACCTACACCGCAGTCGCCTATCAATAGTATTCTCATCGCTGGTTTATATAATCGTTTAAGTCATTAGTAAAGGCATCCCATTCCCGGTCCATCATTATAACTTGTCCGGTCTGTCTATAGTGATTCTGTTTAATCTTGACAAACCCAGGGTCCGCTGGTGTGCTTTCTAAGCGCAAATAACTTGGTAGGGCTTCTTCTCGGGACTCCCAAAATATATTGAACTTACGCCCCCAGGCTTTCTCAGCGTGTTTTATCCTTTCGTAGAACATATCATTGTATACATTAGGATAACGCCTGTTAGGCCGGTGCCAGGACTTATAACAACACAGGGTTGTCTCAAGAGTAAAGTAGCTTAGGTCCTTGTGAGGAAATCTTGCCCGGGCCTCATCTAAGAGCTTCTTGCCTTCTAACTCAAGCCAGGCGATCGTATCATCAGCATAATGAACCTCATTTTTCCACCAATCTAAATCATCACGGCCCAGGACTTTGCATAGGCCATTTCTATGAGACTTACTACCGGAGATATTATCCAGGAATAAGGTGTCACAGTCTAAATTAAGCCCAGCGATTTTAAGGTACTCTAAGTAACTAAAAGTAGCCAGGCGACCAAAGCTGTAGAAATTATTAATTACGAAGTCCCAGGTACGTCTAAAGTTTTCATACGGGTCGTCTGAGCTGCATAACTCACTAAAGAACTCAACTTGGCTTCTACCTCCTAATACTTCTTTGTACTTCAATACGCATTCCTCGAACTGATTCTTAATGTACCTCCGGTCTGTGTCCCATCCGTATTTCAAATAATGCTGACGGAACCAGGAACTAAGCCCATCTAAATTTAGATTCTCAAAACAGGGATTATGCGTAAAAAGTAAGTACGTAGTAATTACATTCTGACTGCAGCCATTTATAAAAGTGAACCATAATTTTTCTTCCATTGACATATGCAGCCGGTTGAATAAATGCGGAAAAGCATAATACACCGCTCCTGCGTGACCCTGATATTTGAGATGAAACTCATAAAACCTCAAGAACACTTCCCTGCGATATTTAGGCAATCTGAAGTCAAGACCAGGAACTAAATCTGACTCTTCTTTTACACCGCTTAACTCACAAAATCTACCAATCTGTGTCATTTTCTTGTTTTTTTATTTCACTCTCTTAAGCCTCGATTCTATAGGTACTTCTGACTTCTTCAATTTCTAATGGCAGAATATCCCACAGCATAGAAACGCTCTTAAAATGCCTTAAAATACCTCTCAGGTGGATATTGGAAAAACCTCACGAGGCTCATTTCCGACCACCCAAAACAGGGTCTTATTGTTTAAATATTGACTGAACTTATCAGGATTCTCATTCATAAAATTCCATACCTTGCCTTCATACCTTGGGTGCAGATCTATGCCCCCAAAGTTAAACGGCATCCAATCTGAATATGTGCAATACCCTGTGCCATTTATGTCGTGATGAATCAACTCAATGCCAGGATTTGAATCATTGAACATCGTGTACCGGAATGATGCGTTGAGGTTCTTGCCCACCACCTTGCTGATAATTTTTAATCGGTCCGGAATGTACTTTATGTTGAAGGATCCATTATTGCCTATGCCCATCAGTAAGACGCGCTTAAGTCCCTTTGGAGGATTCATTGCTATGCCATACAGAATACTTACAACTGAATTACAACTCCCACAAGGGATAATCATCGTTTCAACCTCAGCCGGAATGTTCCCAACCTGGTAACTACCAATCTTGTGAAAAGCCTCTATGCGCTCAGGAGGATTCAAACGCTCGTCTACGGTAATGTTTGTTTCTAATACTTCGTGCCCAGGTAGTTTCTTAGCTACTTGAAAGGCCTTTGCTTGTAAAGCCCGAGCATAACCAATCTTGACTACGTGAAAGTTAGCCCCCATCCGTGAAGCCAGGACCATATTCGTATGCTGGAGATAATTCTTAGAGCCGGTAACGATAAGACACCCTAAGCCGTAGTGCTTACATATCGAGGCTATAAATGGATGCTGTGGACTACCCACCACACTACCCGAAACGATACCTACTATGTTCTTTGTTTTGACCCACTCATCTACAAGCCACAGGCATTGCCTCATCTTAGAGCCATTAACACCATTGAACCCTAATGGCGCGAACTTATCTTCACGCTTAAATAAGACGTCACCGTACTTTTCTACAGGTGTAAGAGCTTGTAAGTAATCGGCCCAGCGGATCCGGGACCGGTCAAAGGTATGTTCCGGGAAAATACTATTCATCCAAAAACGCCTTTAACGGATAAAACACCAGGGTATTTCTGTAGCCACCATCAGCCAAAGGTATGATTGGAGTAACTCCGTGTACATTACGCCAGGCAGGATAAACCAACATCGAATTATCACAGCTATCAACCGTGACCCCATAATCAGGAATAGTAGTACATCCACCCTTGCTGTTCTGACGCTTGCATATAATTACATTGACCGCTCCGACCAGGTTAGCCGTATCACGATGATAAGCAGCTGCAATATTATAATTAGATATAGAGCTTGTGAATAGCTTTCCAAACTTCCATTTATCATCTATTTGACTGAACAGCTCAGATTGCTTCTGATAAATATTTGGGGCCAGGGACTTAATCAATGCCTCAGATTCTTTTGCAGCCAGGCTCATAGCCTTGACGAAATTCTTAGCTGAGTCTACTGAATGAACAGAACTAATAGTAGAATAAGGTCTACGCATATGAGGCCGTGGAGGTACTGCGCCCAGGATCGTACTAAACTGCAATACCCCGGAGCTTCTTTTCATTGTCGACTTAGGAACCCGGTCTGACCTCAACTCGACATCAGCCAGGTTAATTAACGCCCCGAGCTTCTTGGAATACTTGTTTACATCTCGAATATAAAACCCGACCAACTCATCACCATCATAAAACAGAGAATCCTCTGTGACATTAGGCTCTATGTAATCGCACACATCACCCACTTGAACTGAGTGTTCAACCTTAACCAAATCAAGCCTTTTCATAACTGCTCTTGATGTTTCTTAATTCTTCTAACAGCAACCCTCCTACGTATATGTTTCGCTCTCTAAAGTGCTTATTATACATAATAGCATCCTCCTTAGACATATCGACCCGAATGTGCATAGCCTTTTTCACATTAGACTCATAATTATCAATCTCTTCTTCCAGGTCTTCGTAGTCCAGGATTGAATAATCAATGGTCGGCTTTCCG